TTCTTGTTATATACTATCGGATTCATGAATCATCCCCTAGTCGGTTAGCAACACGGAATCAAGAGACACCGTCAAGTCGATTTCGTCTGTCGGTACAACAATCTGCACAATCTCGTTATCGTTGGTGTACTTCGTGATATTACCGTTTTCGTCAATCAGATTCTTTGTAATGTAGTAGGCCAGAACATTGCGAACCAGCTTAATGTAGTTCAATCCGTACTTGATATAGTCATAGAGTACGGAACCGTTTACTTCAGACATCGAATTGATGGTGTCGGTGTCCTTGAATGTTACGGAATCCGGGCCAAGCTCCCAGCCCTTGATAGTCTGGATAACATTATTCAGCGCTTCAGCCTTCGGCAAATTGCCAGCCTTCGAGTAGGCAACAACTTGGTCATGTATAGGCGTATAAATCTGCTGCATTACTTGATCCCAGATATAAGATACGAACTTGTCAACGTCCATATCGGTAATGCGGTCATAGTTACCAGCAATAAAGTTATCATAGTAATCGCTGATCAACTGTTGCAGTTTTGCTTGTGACGGCAATGTAAATTTTTCTGTCTCGATTTTCTTGGTATACGGGCCCACCACGGTATATTCCAGATTGAAGTCACCACCATCTGTTGTTACAGAGCCAGATGTGAGATATTCGCCAGTCACCGGGCTGAACCACTGCAAGCTGCCAAGATCAAGCTGATTGTACTGCGAGTCGACCGGAGCGAATGTCACGTCGACGCCTTCCACTTCAGTCAAGTTATGCACGATGGCCTCGATACGAGAACGGTACACCGGAGCAGCAAATTCGGTATTGTCGTTAAGATACTTGTAGATAGCGTTCTGTACACGTTCCTTGACATCGGTAAAGTTGTTGCCACGATACAAGGTAATGTCCAAGTGACACTGAACTTCATGCACGCTCGGATACACATAGTTATGGAATCCGCCGCCTACAGTCAGCATACCACGCTGGTTGAGCGCAGTCATAACAGAATACAGTTCAGATCCAGTTTCGACGAAGTCAAGCGGTGTCAGCTTTGCCGAATACACCTGGTAATCAAGCGGGAATTTTGGCATAACTGCGTTCATAATTTCGCTCTTGACCTTATTGGTCACATCTTCAGAATCGCTGTTGTAGCACACGACACCGGCAAACGACTTTTCAATTTCATCCCTGACACGGTTAGCCATTGCCAAGTGGCCAATATCCAAACCGACCTTGGACAGTTCGCCATAGTCGTACTGCCAAGTGTACATCAGACCGTTGATCTTGAAACCGTCGAGGAAATACTCGTTCGACGTAGTCGGATAGTAGTTGTTGTCCTTCTTGCGATACAAACTCTTGAGCACGCTGAATCGGATCTGGTTCATGAACTTGACGTCGATGTTGCCATTAAGCAGCTTGGTATTCAAGATATCCTCGCCGTATGCAGTAGCGTACTTCACGTCAGCGTAACGGCGCAAGAAAATCTTGTAGCTCATACGGTTCACGAGCTTGTCAAGCGAATTGAAAATATACGGAGCATCAGTCTTGATCGATTCGATAGACTGGATATCCAAACCGCTACGGATATCGGTAGTCAAGGCAATGTTCAAGTCATCGACCGTGATGTCGCTCTCGGTTCCATCACCTTGAGTAATGACAATCCTGGAATCGCTAGTCGCAAGCACGCTACCAGCCACGTCCAGCAAGTTACCGCCTTCACCCATCGTAGAGAAGTAGGTCACATTGATCAAGCCGTACGGAATTGCAGACTTGAGGCCGTCACCGAACTTCAGCTGCACATTGCCATCGTTTGCCGTAGTTAGTTCGACGCTGTAGTTGTCGGTATAATTATCTTGACCGGTAACGAACTTGTCGATGTCGTTCAAAATGTTTTCCTTAGCTGGATCGATCAAGCCACGACGAGAGATACGCCAGTACAGCTTGTCATCGGAAACCACGCTAGGATCGACATTATCCATCAACGTAGCATCGGAAGTCACCGTCGTGAACGCTGCTGCACGGTGGGCTACGTTACCGTCGTCATCGAAGTTAGGGTCATTGTCACCAAAGTAATCGGAGAAAGTGGGGTCGTTGATGATATGGATCTGGTTCTGCTTGCCAGTAGACACGAGAGTGACAGTCTTGAACTGACCTTCGGCAACGACCGACTTTCCAGACACCAGCGTCATCAAGCCAGTATTCGACGTGTCGGTATTGCGGTTGTAATAGAATTCCATGTCGTCCATTGCGGTAAGGGTCAATCCTCCGAGCTTGAACTCGGTTCCCTTCGGAATACGAACACGGATGCTGTTGTACTTGCCAGTCTTAGTGGCGGCGATACCGATACCAGCCTTTGCTGGAACCGGACGGCGAACGCTGTAGCCAAGCATACGAGCGTTTGCGTAGATGGACGGTACCGACGTGGACGAAGGTTCCATGAAGGCGTTCATGAAGCCAGATTCGGCATAGTAACCCATAAGGTCGCTGGTGCCGGAGAACAAGTCGATCATCAGTCGCCCATAGGCACTTTCAGAAGAGTCGGCAAGATTGCCTCCCTTAGCCTTCATAATCGTCACGAGCTGTTCACGTATAGACTCGAACGATATCTTTGCGTACTTGCGTTGGTCTAGTGCATTGCTTGCCATAAATACCAGTTCCAATTAGTCGTATGCAGTTTATCAGTTTTTGAACGGTGACCATACTGATAAACTGACAGACGAGGTTACGAATGCCAAGTTTAACGCTACATCTGTCTGGAAACGTTCGTGCGGCCAGCATGGTCGTCCCAAATTTCAGTGTACTCGCATCGGTATCGAGGCCGTTGTGGAACGACCGGCTTGGCGGTTTCGTTGAACGGTCTGAAAAATCGCAGATCAACCATCCGGATTTCCAGCACGACACCCGTCTCGGCATGGGTCACTACTACCGCAACGAGAACGCATTTCGTGACCATGAACGCTACAACATCATGGCAGCTGCGCAGATCAAGCGTCAAGGCACACAATTCAAGTATTACACGACAACCTACAACACACAAGCCGATCCGCTGTTCCACGAGGACAACAGCAGAAATATCGACCGTATGTTCGATGTGCGTGCTACTATAACATTCACACCGCAGAACGAACTGTATGCCCGATTCGGCATCCAGTACACGGCAAAGACCGAAGTGCTTCTTCACATGGGACTGTTCCTCGAATGGAACTACCGTTCTCTGCGTGAACACGGCGTAAAGCCTCTCTGCAGCACTGATCCGAAAGACCACAACCCAATCTGGTGGCAACGTGGTTACGAGAAATTCAACTACTACGGCTATACGGCAGCCCAGATCTTCCCAAAGGCTGGCGACTTGCTGAAGGTCGAGTACGACAACAAGCTTTATTCAATCACGTCCATCACGGACGAAGTTCCGGAATACGAGTACAAGTGGAGAAAGTATTTCTGGAAACTATTCTTGGAGGTCGCTATCGACGACGGAAAGAAAGTCAGCGAGGATGTCATCAACGATCCGAACCAGGAACACTTCATCGACATGCTCCTCGGTCGCAATACTCTCGGAAGTTCTACGGATCCGAACGATCCGAATGCAAAGGCCGAGGAATCCGGCTACTCGCTCAACGTAGCCAGCACCATAGACGAACTAAAGAAGGACGTGTTGTTCCGTCCTCCTGAAGTCGACAAGTGCGTCGAAGACATTACTAATGACCCGGCAAACTACGCTTGCGGTAACTTGCTGGGTCAGTGGTAACGGTATTTAAGCCAGATAATTCTTGTTAGCCATGTCGTTACGACCCTTGATGTGGTCGATGGCGGCATGCACATTTTCCGGTGTGAACGTCGATCCGGTATCGCTATAGATGGCCATGTCGGAGAAGATGTTGCGGATATCCGCAGCAGTAATCTTGGATTCTACCGCATAGTTGAACTCTGCATCAAATTTCGGATCATCGAAATCAGTCGGATTTTCCGGATTGATTTCATTGTCGTTGTAACGGAACAGATAGCGCAGAGCCTTGACGTCCGGATAACCCACTTCGATCGTCTGGTCGATACGGCCACTACGGCACATGATCACCTTGTTGATCTTGTCTGGGTCATTGATAGTTGCGATGAACACGTAAGACACCTGGTCATTCTTTGTCGCCTGGTTAAGGTCATCGAAGAACTTCAAGTAGGAGCATACGGCATCGTTCTTTTCGGTAAGGTTGCTACGATCCATATCGTCAAGGATAATGATGCAACGCTTGATGGCCTTCACGTAGCTCATCATGCTATTCATCACGTCCTCGTTCTCGATCACGTTCTTGGTGATCTTGAAAGTACACACGTCTGGGAACGCATTGGAAATCTGCTGTGCGCCGATGGTCTTGCCAGTACCGGCATAACCAATCAAGGCGTAGCTGCGAGACAGCTTCTTTTCATGAAGCGTCTTGACACCGTTGATGATTTCCGGAATTGCGTCTGACACGTAGTTTTCCGGAATCGCCTTCGGACGGACAAGTTCGGACAAGTCGCCATTATCGTCGAACGTGAACATGAACTTTTCGGTATCGATGTTGTTCACGAACAGCATGTTCATGAAGTTTTCGATGTTCGTGTTCAGTGCATTGACTTCCTTGCGGCTCAACTCGGTATCGGATGTCGGAATCCAGAAATAGCGCATTTCAGTGCTAGGTTCGTACAGCGTACCAGTACCAGCTTCTTCATCGGCAACCGCATTGACCGACTGGATGAGGTAAAGCTTGACATTGTCGAACAGCACTTCGAAGATTGCGTTGCTCGGTTTGCCCTTGATGATGGCATTGTCGGTGAACTCATAGTTCAGCTCGTAGCTTTCGCCGCCGTCCTCGTCACGAGTCCAGTGACGTACGACACCCTTGACGTTGGTGCGCAACATCTTGATGGAATGTTCCAGCTGGTCTTCGGAAGAGAACCAAGTGGTTTCCTTGCCCTCGACAGCCATGTTGACCAGCACGTAGATACTGGAATTAGTCAAGGACAGAGAGTCGTAATTCTGCTTGGCATACTTGGCGTTGATGTCACGGTACTGCTGCATGGACAGTGGAGCGCCGCCTTCAAGCTCGTTGTTCACGATGATGTACATCGTGTCGACGTAGTCCCAGTTAAACGAAATGTGTGAGCAGAGGTTGTCGCCGATAGAATACAAGGCGAGGCAGTTCTGCATGAAGCCAGCGATCTTGGAAACTTCCTTGGCACCGCTGTGGCGAGCGATCAAGTTGACCATCGTACAAGACAGCAAGAATACCTTCGACATGTTCTGCTTCTTGTACAAGCTGAAGATTTCCTTCAAGCCTTCGTAGCGGCTCTTTCCGACGATGGTAGACGGAATCGTGATGTTCGGAATCGCCTCGATGATGTCATCGATCGTATTTGTCAGTTCCTTGAAGGTATCAAGGGAATCGTCGTCAGTTTTCCTCCTCTTGCCGAAGAAACCCGTGTTGCCGTTGACGCCGAGACGCTTCGCATCGGCGTCTGTTATTAAACCAAAGTTGTTTACAATCTTATCGAACATTAGTTAACCCTATCCATGTCGGTACGAACTTTCTTGATGATGTTACGGACAATCACTACTGCGATGCCCACGTAGACGGCATATTGAGCCTTCATGAGAAACTTGACAAAATGTGATAACATAAAAATCCCGCCTTGATAGACGGGATTAATATAGCAAATCGTAAGATTCTTGGCAACTACGACATCAAATCGGTCATCATGAACGGCTGTGCGGACTGTTCTTGCAGCAGCTTGAACAATGCATCCCATTCGGTCTTCGCATCGGTATAGATAGCCTGACCGTTGACCTTGGCACCACCGGGGAGCGTGATATCGTCCTTCTTTAGGATCTTTCCCAGCTGCATTTCTGCACGAGCGACCACCATGTCACAGAACAACGGGTTGGCGAAAACTTCGTACTTCTTCGCCTTGACGTAGACAGTTGCCAGCGCAATACGGTCTGACTTAGGAGTAGGATAGACCCTGAGTATATGGTCTACCGGATGCAGCTTGATATTATACTGCGTACCGACAATTTTCTTCACGTCGTTCAAGTAACGGATAGCTCCGGCGTAAGTCACCAAGTCGAACTGACCGAGACCACCAAGACCAGCGCCACCGACACCCATGAGCGATTCACCGGGGCCGACGTCCCATGCCATCATCGGAGAGAACGTGTTACCGTAGGAAGGCTGCACGTCGATAACTTCCATGATGTTGTCCGGAACACGGTACTGGATGATACCAGCACGCAGAGGAATCTTCAAGATATCCTTGTAAGACGCCTCGTCCATATTGATACGGTAGAACCATCTCAGCGTATCATTGATGGCCAGATGGATATGGCCAAGGCCGCCTCGTTCTTCCACGACCATCTCAATTTCCGTCACGGGGTAACCCATGCGGCTCTTGACGTATTCGACCATGTCATCTGTGGTAATAAGTTCCATAGCAAATCCTTATGCCGTAAACTGGCTGTACTTGTAGATAATAGTCGTCATCGCCTCGTCGAAATCGGCGAAAGCGTTCTTGACGCCTTCCGGGAACTTCGGATTCTTGGAACACGCTTGATTCATGTGACGATTGATCTTCTTAAGCAAAGCAAGGGTATCCTTGTCCTTCAAGCCAGAACCAGAACTGACATTTGGGAATTCCTTGTCACACGGCTTTCCAGTCAGTGCGATATAGGTCTCGGCCAGCTTGTCGCCGGTATCACGGCACAGCTCGTAAGCCTCGTTGAGGAGTTCATGCTTATGATTAGTATCAGTATTCCAGTGCAACTGATTAAGCACATTGCTTTCGACCAGAAGCCACACGGCAAGATCCTTCAGAGTATCGTAACCGCCTCCGAGACCGTCTTCGGCTTCCATACGAGGTGTAAAAGCTGCAGCTACCAGCCCAGCCTTCGATCCACATACATCAGCAATAGATTCAAGGAATAGTTGTTGAAACGCCATTATCTGCCTTCAAACTTTCATCTGTAGGCAGTTTATCGGTTTCTACCGGATGTTCTTCGCTCCATTTGGCAGCATACTTGACAATCCAGTCAATTCGGGCAGCTTCGCCCAAGTCGTGGCCAGCCTTTTCGGACTCGATCCACTTATGTTTTTCGATCTCTTCGATTTGCAATAAGTTACGTTCTCGCAAGTCCATAGTGCCCTCTTCTCTTAATATAGCTTATCGCAACGAGAAAAGGTCGACTTGGGCTACAAGTCGACTTTTATTTACATTCAAAGTAAATAATGGTTTACTCTTCCGCCGGTTTCTCGGTAGGATCGGTCTGGACTTCCTCGGTCACAGCCTTCTTCTTGCGAGTCTTCTTCGGAGTGGTCGGAATCACGATGGATTCGCCAGCTTCCTCACCCACGGAAATCCCGTTGGCAAGAGGAACTTCCTCTTTAGCCACCGGGGCCGTGCCTTCGGTAGTTACCGTCGCTTGGGCGGTTGTCTGTCCGAAGATCATGGAGGAGAAATCCATAGTTTCGAGTTCCTTGAGGAACTGCTGATATTCGTCACGATACTTCGCAATGATATCTTCGTTGATGCCGATATCAACCTTCGGCTTTGTCTCGGCAATCTTGTTACGGATGCCAGCAAGGATCAGTGCGTCTTCACGACCACTCTTGGTAGCAACGGCCTTGCCGCCAACTTGTTCAACAATAGGTGCCACCTTAGCGACAGTAGCGCCGGGGATCTTGATGGATGCGGTAACCTTGGCCTTGACGGCTGTCGGCTTCTGTTGTACGGCGGAAGTAACCTTCAGCCTAGCTATTAGATTGCTCATCTTCTCGTTTCCTTTGGAAATAAGCATCGTACGGATGCTTGTTGTTAGTTTCGTTTATAATATTGAACGTCTTAAGATTGTCGTCACGGTGCATGTATTCGTCGCCCTGTTCGGCACGAATCATTTCCATCGCTTTCGACATCGTAGGAACGCCTTCAACCTTTACCGGAGTATCGTCGTACTCACGGTCTTCGAAAAACTGCTTGAGACGATCCAGTTTGGGAACTGAAATATTCGCCCTCGGCATACCCGGAAGCTGCTGGTTCTCGGATGCCTTGCAATCAGCGACTTTCTTTTTCAGCAATGCGTCAAAATCCAGCATTATACTTCCTTTGTCTCCAGCGCAATCATCGTGTCGGAGAAATTGGTGCGGACACCGAATGCGCCGTTCTGTCCTTCGTTGTACAGCACGAAGTAGATTGAATAAATTGTCTTGTCATCAAACGCAGTCTTTGCACTTACAAAGCGATGATACTGCGTAGACGTGTGATAGGTGAAATATAGACGCTGGTCTTGCATGCCCCAGTCGAACCACACGGTCTCTGCTGGGATAACAGTTCCGTCGGAAAGCGTCACGTCGTTCGGATTGAACAAGTACTGGAACACAGTATCCGTATTCGGATTCTTGAACTGCAGCGTCGCCTTGAACGTGTAGGAGGATTCTACCTTACCTTCCTTGTTATCGCCGAACCAGTTGAGGATATGAGACCAGTCAGTATTCGGTGCAAAGCCATCCGGAGC